TTCGTCATTACATCAAAAAGCTTTCTATTTGGCTGCGTGTGCAGTTCATCAAACACAACCCCATGAATATTGAAGCCGTGCTTACTGTAGGCTTCTGCCGAAAGTACCTGATAGAAACTATTGGTCGGCTGAAATATCATACGCTTCTGCGAGGCAAGAATTCTGACTCTCTTGGAAAGTGCCGGACACATTCTGACCATATCTGCCGCCACGTCAAAAACAATAGTGGCTTGCTGACGGTCAGCTGCACAACCGTATACTTCTGCTCGTTCTTCACCATCCCCACAGCAAAGAAGAAGTGCCACAGCCGCAGCCAGCTCACTCTTGCCCATTTTCTTTGGTATCTCAACGTAAGCGGTATTAAACTGACGATAACCATTTGGTTTCAGCACCCCAAACAGGTCACGGACGATATCCTCCTGCCAATCAATCAGCTTGAAGGGTTTTCCAGCCCACGTTCCTTTGGTGTGGCACAGACACTCGATAAAATTCACTGCATAATCTGCCGCCTCTTTACTGTAAATTGAGTTCTTTGCTTTGAACCTGGTCGGCTTGTATTTCTTCAATTTTCTCAAATACTCACCTCTCAATGACATAAAAATAGCCGTTTCTTATAGCGACTGTACGAGGGGATCAGCCCCATAAAGGACTGTCCTTATAATATTAGTACTCTAAATTTTATGACTGCATGGAACGATGAATGGTTTCTAGGATTTCTTCCTGCTCAGAAGGCTTAACACCTATGCTGTCCAATGCTTCTCTGGTTCCGCAGTCCGAGCAGATAAGAGTTTTGTTGTCTGCCCTCGAAAGAGCAGGCGAACCGTGGTAGGCTTTGCCGCAGCGCGGGCAGATTTTAAGTTCAGTGACTTCTGTTTTCATATTCAAATGCCTCCTCTGATTTCATCTGTGCTTCTGCAAGATAATGCTCATCAAAACCAAAGCTGATATACCCCTCAAGGCAGATGCTCACATAGGCGAGTGACGGAACTCCGATGCTCCGCTCCTCATGCATGATATACACAAAGCAGTCCCGGATTCTGGTCTTGCTGGACTTGATTCCCTTAATCGGCAAACACATCTCCTTCTTGTAGTAGAAGGTGGGAAAACCCTCGTAACGGTCAAGAGCTGCTTCATCTCCATCCGTTACCGACCATACAGCAACCGGAACTTTCGAGTCTGCCTTTGGTTCTATGGTAAGGTATGCACCTGTCTGACTGCCTTTAAAAAGCAGTTCATGATCTTGAATTTCTGCTGTGCCAATGATTCGTGCCGAGGGGCATCTCATCCGCATCTGTCGGATATTCAAGTTGCTGCCATAGGCAATGTAGTATCGTTTCTTCATAATGGTATCCATCCTTTCCGAAGGGGTTACCCTTCTACCACCTTAAGACCGCCGAAGCGGTCGAAAAGGTGGCAGAAGGCTAACTCCTGTGTGTCCTTCAAGCGGCTCTGCCGTTTCTGAAAGCTGTATCTCCTGCCAGTCTCTTGGTAAGGATTTCTCTTGCCGTCTTGAACTCCTCTCCAATGAAGCCAAGCCTTAAAAGCCAAGTCCTCATGGCGTATTTTGGATTCTCATTCTGCTGTGGCTTTTGGCTGGCAGTCTTTACTGTTTTTGCCATCTGGCTTAGTGCAAGGCAAAGCTGAATGTAGCTTTTCAGCTGTCCGGCATGAAGTCCGTTCAGCTTGCCGTCTGCCGGGGCATCAAACTGGAAAAGTCTGAACTCGATGGTTCCTTTGGTAAAGGTCGCATGGTAGTTAAGCATATGATAGCGACTGTCATTGTAATGGTGATTCCTGCCGTAGTTAGCTTCATTGGCGGTGTACCAGATGTCTGCAAGTGCAGCCATCGTCTTCGGTTTTTTCTTGTTGACCTGCTCCAAGAACCTAGGGGCAACCGTGCGGCAGTAGCGGTGCATTCTTCCTCTGTCAAGGTCAAAGGCATCGGCAATCAGGCTTTCGTGGCTTGCCATGATGTTCGCAAGATTTCTCATGGTTTGTGGGGTATGGCCGTTTGCACCGATGTGGATGTGGACTCCGCAGCCCCTTGTGGCATCGCTTTTTGCTCCTGCGTGTCGAAGCTGTCGGATAAGTTCCTGCAGGGTTTCAATGTCGCTGTAATGAAGGATTGGGGTAACCAGTTCGCATTTCTCGCTGTCGCATCCTGCAATGCTGACATCCTTTTGGAATTTCCACTCTCTGCCGTCCGCATCCCAAGCTGACCAAGTGCTGTAGCCGTTGCGTCCGGCTGTATTTTCATATCTGCCTGTGCCGAAGTGTGTGGCCGCAAGCCTTGCCGCCTTCTCCCTTGTGATGCCGTTCATTTCGACCTCAACTCCGATGGTCTGCTGTTTCATTTCTTCAATTTGTCTGGTAATTTTCGTATTCATTTTATGTACCTCCATGTTGTGTATTTCCCTTTCGGTATGTACATATTCGCTCTAAAGGCACATAATAGCAAGTCATTTCAACGATATATACTGGACAAATATCTGCCCCTGTGAAGTCCCGCAAAATGTGTATTTTATGGCAGTTATTCCTTATGGATTATCCTGCATTTGTCCTCACCATAAACAATATTGAGACTTGAACCGTTGTCCCAGCGAACCATGATGGAGGCGGTATCATCCACGCCCCACACCGTCCCTTTTGTGCCATTCGGCGGAGCCTGCACATCGTCCATCTGCACCAGTTCAACTCTCGTTCCCACAGGGTACTGACTGCGTACCTGCTCCACAATCTCTTTACTCGGAAATCTCATCGTCTGCCGCCTCCTTTTTCGCACCGCTCTTGAATGCACTGCTGCCCGTCAGATTCTTCAGCAGGATTTTTCGGTCAGCCTTGTACTCGGCACCCACAAATCCCAGTCGAAGAAGCAGGCATCGGAATGCATACTTTTCATTTTTCACAGTCTTTTCGGTATTGGAGATACGTTTCTGCTCCAGGCTCATTTTGCACATAGCGGCGATGAAGTTGGTGTAGGCTTTAACCGTTTCGGCATCCAATCCGTCTGCAAACCAAGGGAAGGAAACCTGCTTCTCTGTAATTTCAATCGGCAGTTCGCTGATTCCCAGTGCCTTCTTAATCAAACTGCCCTTGGCTTCCAAGAGATTCGTAAGGTTGCCGACCAGCACCTTATCTAGCGGCATCACCACCGTAAGCCCCATGGTTTCGCCCTGTGGCGCGGTTTCCGGAACTCCATATGCAGACGGGCAGTCCTCCAAAAGCTCCTCACAGTCGATTTCCGGCTGTGGTTCATCGTACTCCGAACTCGCGCAGTGAAAACCTCTCTGATCAAGTCCCTCCAGCACACGCTCGATTTCCTCGCTGCCTGCCATGTCATTGAAGGTAAGGTTGCCCTCACGAGTCACGGTAAAATAGTCCACCGTGTATGCGTAGGTTGGGGTTCTCATGTAGACTGCTTTCGCCCCTGTGATTTCTTCCAGTGCCTTTACAAAAGGCTTTCTGTCGGTGATGTTGTAAATAACTTTCATTTTGTAAGTACCTCCTTTTCTTCGGTACTACATATATCACTCTAAAAGGAATAAATAGCAAGCTAATTATGTAGAAACTTTTAAGTTATTCTCCATTGGCACTGACCTCCAAATCCTCAAAACGGATGGTCTTGCCATCACGAAATACGGATACTGTATCCGCAGAGCCAACCTGCTCAATATAGCGTTTTACGATAACATCGCAGTATTTCTCATCCAGTTCAATGGTGTGACAGATTCTGCCTAGCTGTTCGCAGGCAATTAAGGTACTGCCACTGCCACCAAAGGGATCTAGAACAATACAGTTGCTCATACTGGAATTCTTAATTGGATAGGCAATGAGCGGAATCGGCTTCATTGTTGGATGGTCACCATTTTTCTTTGGCTTATCAAACTCCCAGATGGTAGTCTGCTTTCTATCGGAATACCACTGATGCTTGCCTTTTTTCTTCCAACCGTAAAGGCATGGTTCATGCTGCCATTGGTACGGTGAACGTCCTAAAACCAGACTTTGTTTTTTCCAAATACACGTTCCGGACAGATAAAAACCTGCCTCTGAGAATGCCTTTCTGAAATTAAGGCCTTCAGTATCGGCATGAAATACATAAATACTGGCATCATCTGCCATGGCTTTTTCCACATTTGTAAACGCATCGAATAGGAACTGATAGAACTTGCCGTTCTCCATATTGTCATTTTTAATTTTTCCTGCACTGCCTTCGTAGTTGACGTTGTATGGCGGGTCTGTTACTACGAGGTTAGCATTTTTACCGTCCATGAGCACCATATAGGTTTCTTTCTTTGTGCTATCACCGCAGACTAGACGATGATTTCCCAGAAGCCAAACATCACCACTCTTGGAAACAGGCGATTTTTGCAGTTCCTCATCCACATCGAAATCATCATCCTTTGCATCACCGTCTTCGACTGCAAAAAGTTTTGCGATGTCCTTTTCATCAAAGCCGGTTAAAGCAATGTCAAAATCCGCACCTTGCAGAGTTTCGATTTCCACTCGCAGAAGTTCTTCATCCCAGCCGGCATCCATAGCCATACGATTATCCGCCAGGATATAGGCTTTTTTCTGGGCCGGAGTAAGGTAGTCAACAAATACACACGGCACATCCTTAATACCTTCTTCTTTAGCTGCCAAAATACGTCCATGACCTGCTATCACATTATATTCCTTGTCAATGATGACTGGATTTATAAAACCAAACTCTCTTAGTGATGAGCGCAGTTTCATGATCTGCTGCTGATTGTGTGTCCTGGCATTATTTACATAGGGTACTAATTTTTCTACTGCTATCAGCTGCATCTCTGTTGTTGTTTTTCCCATTAGCACTGCTCCTTTCCCCAATTTTTGTTAGCATTATTTTTTCTTTGCCCGCAAAAGCAGTTCCATAGTATCTGTGGTATTATCCTCAAATACCTCCGTACAGTTCTGCTTTACAATATCGTAAATTTCGTACCAGATAAGATTGGCACTTTTCTGGTATTGTTGGGACATCTGCACAAAAGGAGAGGTCATAACCCCGCCTGTAGTTGGATGCTTTCCTAGTAGGCCATACGCACTCGTTGCATCTTCGCACTGAATATATCTGGCCAGTGCCTGTGAATAGGTTTCTATAAGTCTGGGATTGACCAGCCTTTCACAATTTCGCTCTTTTAGCCACAGCCAGGTTTCTTTATATATTTCATCAGCGCCTAAAGGAACACCATTTTTCTGTCTTGCCGATAAATATTCGCTGGGTTTTGGCATATCCATTCCTTCCAGGACTGCCCCTTCCGGCAAATCTACTGCAGCAAGTTCTGCTGTTTTTAAAACCGGTATATCATTTACCAGTATTTTTACTGTTTTTCCACTTTGTATTTTATCGGCAGCAGCGGCTGGCTTATCTCCTGCCCGAACCCTTCTGCCGCCACGATTTGTACCGTCTCTTGCCATACCTTACACTCCTAAATCTGATTTTTGGGGTTAATCCCCTGTTTGAACTGCAATTTTTGTGCGTGAGAGCCTATGCCCGGTCTAGCTTGGCGGGTTTTGAGAGATTTGACCTCCCCCTCCCCTGGACCATCTGCCGCCAGTTTTAGCTGTGATTCTGGAATGGCAGACTTTGCACAGTGCCATGAGGTTGTCCTCATCGCTTGTCCCGCCAGCAGCCAGCGGCAGAATATGATGAACCTCGGTAGCTTTCGTCAGCCGATGTTCCTTCTCGCACATTTCACAGAGTGGATGCTTGCTGAGGAACGCACGTCTGACCTTCTGCCACTGCCAGCCATATCTTTTCTTGACCTCTGGGCTTCGGCCGTACTTATCGTATTGTTTGACCGCGAGCTTTTTATGTTTCTCGCAGTATCGTTCATCCGTCAGCCTTGGGCAGCTTGGATACGCACAGGGTTTCTTTGGTCTTTTCGGCACACCTGCCACCTCTTTTCGGGCATAATAAAAGCCCTCGAAGGATTGCTCCTGCGAAGGCTGCTATACTCTTTATCTGCTTCTTTTGCTGATTATAGCATATCACAAACATTCGACTGACATCTAGTGCATTTAACTGACATCTTGCGGTGGAATGAAACTTTTTAAAGCTTCTTTGTGAATGCGGTACACATGCCGGACATTATAGTGCATGACTGCTGCCACTTCATTCCAGGACTTAAAAGCGAGGTATCGCATCCGCAGTACCTGCCGATACTCAGGGTTTTCCACTCGCTCGATGGACAGCTGCATAGCTTTCTTGCAATCCACCAAACGGTCAATCTCAGCATCTATCAGTTCTTCCTGCTCGATGATCTTCATAATAGCATCTTCCATCTTGCAGGTGTTCCTTGTCGGACTGCCGGGCATATCGCTGACCGCAGCTGTAGCCTTAGTAACCAATGTTCTAAGCACACTCAGATATTCTAGTTGGCTCTTTATCTCCCGCTCTATCTGTATTGCCCTGCTCAGATATTCCTTGGCGTTCATCAGTATTCCTCCTTGAGTTTCTGTTCTAAAAGCCGGCCATCTATATTAGTCAGCACGGCAAACCACTTTGACCTAAAAAACTGCACCAATGCCACTTGTTTTGCTGATTCTTTCTTTTTCCTTGCCAACCGATAATCATTAACTGCCTGCAGTACAATGGCATTAGCAAGTTCTTCATACCCATTCATATTGCCTCCAATTCTGCTCTGACTGCATCCATCAAAGCAAGCTGCGTTGTATTTTTCTGTGCCAAGGCTTTCATGATGTGTTCATCGACTGTAGCCTTAGCCACGATATGTTGTATGACCACGGTCTCAGCCGTCTGTCCCTGACGCCACAGTCTGGCATTCGTCTGCTGATATAGTTCCAAACTCCAGGTTAATCCAAACCACACCAAGTGATTGCCGCCTGCCTGCAGGTTCAGCCCATGGCCAGCCGAGGCTGGGTGAATAAGTGCCACCGGTATCCTGCCGTTATTCCAGTCGGCTATATCCTTTGCAGTCTTGATTGCCCTCACATCAAAACGTTTTCTGATACGCTCCAAATCGTGACGGAACCAATATGCCACAAGGACAGGCTTGCCGTTTGCCGATTCGATAATATCCTCCAGTGCATCCAGCTTTCTTTGGTGTATCTCCAAAATGCTCTCATCATCGGAATAGACTGCTCCGTTTGCCATCTGGGACAGCTTGCCTGTAAGCGATGCGGCATTGGCGGCAGTAATCTCTCCGTCTGGCAGCTGAAGAATGAGGTCTTTTTTCAGTTCCTCGTATTTCTTCTTTTCTGAATCCGACAATTCCACCTCATACTTGGTGCTGATCATTTCCGGCATTTTCAGATGGTCGGTGGATTTCATGGAAATCGTAATGTCCGAAATCTTATCGTATATCTGCTGTTCGGCATTTGGCAGCGGCTTGTAATTGTAAATAATTTGACCGTTCCGCTTGTCCGGAGAGAAATAGGCATTTCTGTATTGACCGATAAATCGTCCAAGCCTTGCACCCATATCCAAAAGTTTGAACTCTGCGAATAAATCCATTAAGCCGTTACTGGAAGGAGTGCCAGTCAGACCTACCATTCTTTTTACCTTCGGTCTTGCCTTCATCAGTGCCTTGAACCGCTTGGACTGATAATTCTTGAAGGACGAAAGCTCATCCACAACCACCATATCAAAGT